TCACTCAACAGATCGCGTTACCGCGTCGTATGTGCGTTCGCAGACGCTCCCGGCACTTGCTGCTGCATCAGCATATTTAGCGATTTCTCCCGCGCGACGGTCTGATTCTTCGTACAGGTCGGCAAGCAAACTTGCGGTTTCGGCGGCTGTCTGCCTTCTGGCGGCATCTGCGGAAATCCTGCCTGTTTCACTGGTTGCGAGTTCACGCCTGATTTTGGCGAGTTGCCCGCGCAACTGGTCAGCAGCATTATCAGCGTCAGCAGCATCAGCCAGTGCCTTTTGTTTTTCCCGTTCTGCATCATTTACAATTTCCTCTGTTTTCTTCTTACGCCGGAGTTCTTCTTCACGCTGCGCTTGCTCTTGTGTCAACTGCGCGTCTTTATCGGCCTTGTCGCGCTCTGACCACCTCAGTTTCCATTCTTTATCGTTATCCTTTTTCCCGGCCTCAAAAGCTGATTCATGGATGACATAACCAGCGCCACCTAATGACGACGCTACAATCAGGCCAATTAATACGGCATATTTTGTTTTCATTTGTCCATGCCCCAGCAAGTTAGCTCTGATTCCTGGTCTCTGCGGATAACCTGACCATAGCAATTATTCTCCCGGATGCGACAATCACGCCCGGCATCCCAGACCCAACGCTTAATTTGCGCACAAGCTCCTTTAAAGTTTCCCGAATTCAGGTCACGATAAAAACCAGATGGAAAACATTTGCCGGGGCCAATATTCCACGGACAAAATGAAGCAATTCCAACTTTTTGCGGCTCCGTTAATTGCACGTGGACATTTCTATCCACCCATGCCAGCGCCTTAGCTTGTTCGGCTTTATCAATTTTATCGCACTGTGCTCGCGTCAATTTCATGCCCTTGATTACCGGCTTACCATCAACGTAAGTCACACCGCCGCAAATAGTCCATATGCCCCGGCTTTTGTCCTGGTAAGCTGTCAGGCTGGTTCCTTCTTTTTCGTGCTGAAACTGCGCCATCAATACCGGAGCGCTTGCCCCGGCAGCAATTAAACCCAGCATAACGGCACTTAATTTGCTCTTATTTCCCACGTACACCCCCACTTAAAACGATTAGGTATTTTTTGCGCTCGTAATACCAATTAACGAGGCAAGTCACCACAGTGCATAAAATGCCGATAATTACTGCCCATTCATTAAGAGAAAGCACCGCAAGAGCCGCCGTAATAATTCCCACCCTGTATTTAAACCAGTCCCAAAACTTAATCGCTCCCAGCGTGAACCCCACCACCAAAGCCAGTAGCACCCCCAGCTTTTTAGGCGAAAGTGATTCAATAAATCGCTTCCAGAGTTTCCCCACTTAATCACTCTCCAGTTCGTCGTAAAAGAAAAGGCCAAAGCCCCCATCAAAAGCGTTAACGTCTCCAAATTTTTCATTTGGTCTAAGACGAGCAACACCAATCGCTCCCGCGCCAGCATAGCCCGGCAATTTTCCACTAAGGCCGTGCCAGACTCCCGGACGCAAGCAAATTTGTGACAGTGTAACTGTCCTGTCTGCGTTGGACATTTCAAGCCACCACAGCTCTGTGGTTGTTGCGAAGAACAGGCGCATATTCAAAACCACGCCGTTTAGTGATGATGTGAATTCCTGGTCTGGGATAGATGCGATAACACCAATCTCGTAGTAAGAAGGCTCCATTTATGCCCCTCCAAATACACGGCGCATTTTTTCGAGCGCATAAACTTTTTGCGGCTCTTTGCTCGCGTCTACCGTGGTGGCGCTCTTTTTACCTGCGGAGGTTTTCCCCTTCCCTGCCGGCTTAGAAGTTTTTGCTTGCGCTGATTTTGTGCGTGAGCGCTGAAATGTCACCGTATCAACTTTCTGAGCAGTGAGCTTGACGGTATAGCTGTTTTTCTTAGGGGCAGCTTCAATTGAAAGCGATGTGATACGGCATTGAGGCATTGCCATGAAAGATGTATAGACCGATACAAATTCCTTCGTATCGTATGCTGCCTGAATGGCCTGAGCCTGATTCATGGCTGAAATCATATGCAGAGGCGCAAAAGGCAAATCAGTGCCGGTGATGATTCCCTCAAAACTGGCAACCTTTGAATCGTCTACTTCACCATCCGATATTTTATAACCCGTCTCAATCTTCCCCTGAGCAATGGTTCGTTTTGCCGAAACTTCCTCACGTGTTTTGAGCCTAAGTGACACCGTCACTCCTGATTCAAACACCATGACAGCCCGTTTATCGTGTGGCGCACTAATCGCCGCGTCCATACCTTCAGCCATAAAAACCCCAAAAAAAATCCCCTTCGTAGAGGGGATTTTCACATCTTAGCTGTGTGGGTTACATGCCGTTACCGCTGGCGGTTAATCGCTCTTTTTTGCCTCTGCCGCTTCACAAATTCGGCGTAGATACTCGTTATTTTTGAATGAAACCATGATTAATTCAAAAATCACCCTCGTAGCCACTAGAGATACAGCAAAACTGATACTCATACCTTCGCTTTGACGTAACCAGCTTAAAATGCTGCCGAGGATGAGAAGCACTGTAACTAACCAGTAAACAACAGTGATTATTTTTGGTGTTATGAGAGTTTCGAAGGTTGCAAAATCCTTAAACTCATTCTTTGGCATTACCTTATCCTTATCTTGCCCCTGTTGACTCCGCGATATTACCACCAATATCACCAGATAGAGTACCCGGCTCATCAATATTATTTACCGTATCAGCTGCCTCTTTTGGACTATTAACAATAATGGTAGTTGTTTTATTTCCACTATTGCTAATGTTTGGTGTACCTGTAGCCGTTGAAGGAAGGATACCAAGAGCGCTTTCTATGCCCGGTAAGGGATTGAGGTCAAACATATCACTTAACCCACCCAATGACCTGAATGTATTCGGCAGCGGCGTAAGGTTATAAAGCCCCTGAAAAGCCGTCATCCACGGATTTTCAATAGCATCGGATATAATCCCGTTGCTTCCATTTTGCTTAGTTGCGTTGTCTATACCCGAAGCAGCTTTTCCAGCCAAATCAATAATCGTTCTGAGGGCTGCTATAAGATTTGGGTAACGCCGTTCAAATTCGTCAAAACTGCCAAAAACACTATCAAAAATGGTACCTCCCTTGCCATCTAACCATGCTTTCCATTCTACAAACGCTTCATAAACTACCCATACAGCGGCACCAATCGCAAGGAAAGGCCATACAGCTGCAATAACTGGAATAGCCAACGCGGTAAAAGCCGCCCCAACAGCGCCAAGAATACCTATCAGAATCGCCGATTTACTTTCGTCTGCGAGCGTTGACCAGAACGCGGCAACCTCTTTTTCCGCACTTCTAAGAACAGGAATCAAAGTATTGGATGCCCAATCTGTGAATTTTTGCCAATCTCCACCTATCGTTGCTTTGGCAAGAAAGTTTTGCCAGTCATTTCGCATCACCGTTAATGTTTGTCCCCACGTCCATCCTTGCTTTTTAAGAAGGTCAGCATTATTTGCGGCCATTTTTTCAAAGGCCTTTAGCATCGTTTCCGCTGTCAGCTTCCCGGCCTCTGACATTGCCCGCAGCCCTTTTACATCTGTGCCGAAAGCCTTCGCGACTTCCGGGGCCATTGTGCCAATGGCCTCCATGAAGGATCTAAATTCATCCCCGCCGAACCGGTCAGAAGAAAATGCCTGGCCCATCTGGTAAAGCGCTGCGTTTACCGCTTCAGCACTGCCGCCACCTAGCTGTAATGCGCCTACCAGCCCCTGCGTTGCCCGGATTGTTTCCTCCTGAGACTTTCCAAGCTTCTGCGTGGCAGTCGCCATATTGGTATAGGTTGAGATAAACGCCCCGCTGTCACTTCGTACATCACTCGCGGCCTGATTAAGTGCAAAGAAAGCCTCTTTTGCGTCGCCGGTTGTCTGCGTCAACCTCGCAATCTGCGCCTGCTGACGCTGGATTGAATCAAGGCTGTCAGCCAGCGCATTACCCGCCGCCATAATGCCAACAGTTAGCCCGGCCCCTGCCAGCATCGTATCAACACCAAACGGGTTACGTATCCCGCTCTGTACGGCATCAGCAACAGGTTTCTTCCTGGTATTTAACGGCTCGCCGGAAAAATTGGACGCGTCGAACGGGTTAAAACCACCAGCACGCGGCGGCGGTAAAAGCAGACCTCCGCCACCAGAACCGCCACCGCCCAGAAGAGGAAGGCCAATACCGCTACCCATACCCTGAACGGCTGCACGTGCGACCTTCTGAGACTCCCGGCGCACAGTTTCCGCCAGAGGTGTACGAGCAATCAAATTCGTGCCTGTAGCGGCTACTGTGGCTATTGCTGCTGTAGTGGCTGCTGTCGGCGCTGTTGATGCACTGCTGGGCGCGTAGGGGCTTGCAGGCTTCAGGTTGTTGACACGCTTGATAGCGGCGTCAAGCTGATTAACTTTTGCGATGGCCTTATCAATCGCGGCATCAAAGCTGTTGAGCCCGTCAAGGTCAGGAATAACGTCAATTTTCGTTACGAGATCGGCTGACTGGTCTGTCATTATTTCACCTTACTAAGCGCGTGCTGAACCGCGTTATCAAATTGGATAACGGCGGAGGCTCTCATAATGGAATCAAAGGAGGCGCGGCCTGACACTACATCGCTGAAGCTAATCAGGCCGCTTTCTATCACTCGCCAGATGACAAGTTCGGTGCGGACGGTTCGGTCAAGGTTTTCAGCAAGGCGCTGAACAGTTGCCGCATGGCCCCCTGCATCGTTCCCGCTGTGTCCAGACCAATATTTTTTTTTAACCCTGCTGTAACCGGAAGAATGGAGAGCTTCAGGCACTCCAGCGCCACCAGATAAACATCGGCAATGTTGGTAGCGGTGAAATTGGTATTCACTGCGTCCCAGCTATCCAGAAACTCGCCATTATCGACCAGTTGAGCGCGGGATTTTGCCAGTAAGGTAAACAACAGTTCGTCGTGGTCTTCCCGGTTAAGCACACCGAAAATCTTCGACGACATAGAAAGAATGCTTTCTACCTGGCTGATACCGTGTTTAGCGAGAATCTCCGCCACGCGCAAATTAAAGTGAATGGCATCAAAAGCGCTCATTCGGACTACACAGAATTTACGCCCGTTGATTTCAACGTGTTTGATTGAGTCGTCCATCAGGTAATATTCACTCCATTAATAACCGAATCTACCTCGCCAGTAACGAGTTTCCATTCCAGTGTCTGAGCACCAGCGCCGTTATTTGCGCCATCAGTAGGCTGACGGGCAAACATCGCGTAACCCATGCGGTGTACTGACAGATTACGCGTATTTGTAAGCGTGACGGGTACTACGGACTTCGTTTTCTGCATCAGAAAAAGAGCCGTGTTAACCGGGGAATTTCGCTGCGTGACGAAGGTCAAAGACCCTTCTTCAGTCGGATTATCAATAAAAGACCAGTCGCCGCCGATGCCGGAAGAAACGGTAATCTGGTCATCCGTCATTTCCAGCGTGATATTGCTATCTTTAGCCAGACCGATTACCTGCACAACGCCTACGGTAATCAGCCAGTCTTTAGAGGACATTACGCCTAAATACATAGTTAAATCCCGTAAGTCATCGCAGTACCAACAGCATCAACGTGCTTAATGGCGTAGCGGAGGTAGAAAGAGAATTTGATAGTTACATCGCCTTTAATTCGCTGCACGGCGCTGATTTCTGACATCGTCGGACGCACTACGGTAAATCCACGGACATAATCTCCGTTATCATCCGTAAAGTTCTCCATAATGCCGCCAGCAGTCTGGCCCGCCTTCAGCGAGCTTTCCATCTGGTTACAGACCAGTTCATAGCCCGGCATGTCATGACCCACTTTGTTGCGGTTGATATGCAGCGTGGCAAGGTCTTTTTGCATACGGTCGGCCTGCCAGTAGCAGAAACGAACAACTTCAATTGCTTCTCCGTCGCCGCATGTGCCGGGGTAAGTTACCGTGATGCCGGAACCATAATCTTCAAAGGTATTGCCGTTTAGCGCCTTAATTTTCTGGTAATCGGTTTCGGTGAATCCATCACTTTGAACGGCGTTAAGTGTCTTGAGCGCCCACGTTTCTGAGCCCGGTTGCATGACAAGACAACGCCCGGCGATAGCAGCGTCAAGGAAGTTCTTTTCCAGCTTCGTCGAAATGGCAAACGAACCCGCCATATTCTTATCGAAAAGGTATTTCGTAATGTTGTCAGTCGCCCAGGTGGAAGACGTGTAGTCATCGATAAACACCGCCATTTTATCAATCTGCGATTCGACCCAATCAGCAATAGCTTTTTGAATCGACAGATTCCGCGACGTCGTCATGCACATAAAGAACTTGTTGTACTGGTTTTTGATGGCAGCAATCTCAGCACTGACGCCAGCAGCCAGCGCTGTAGATTTAGCGTGGACAACTTCGGCCCCTTCCAGATAGACAATGCGACCATCAACCAGAAACTGACCTGTAGTCGTTGCATCAGCAACGATATCAGCCGCTGCGCCAGTGCTCCCGGCCCAAGTAGTGCCGTTATAACTGGCGTAGCGATATTCCGTACCTTTCACATAGCCGATGGTGGCCTTTGTAGTTGTAGGTGCGCCGGAAACCGGAACCCCCGTCAGGGAAATCATAGTTTTGCTGTAAGCGGCTGAGAAATCGCCGACAACCAGCGTATCCGGTGACGGACTTTGAGAGAAATACGCCTGAACCGCCAGAAGATTATCGCCGGATACGCCGTCTGAAATGGCATCATCAGCGCTGGTATAGACCCGGTAGAGATCGGCAAAATCCGCGACGACAGCGGATTCGTAATCTGTGAATGTTTTCCCGAAAAATGCCGCGCCCGGCGCGAGGATTAACCCGACACCAAACACGCCATATTGAGCGGCGGTAGTTTGACGCCCAATTTTTACACTAAAAAGCCGACTTAAATTCGCCATTTAATAGCCCCTGATAGCGAGAGTGACTTTATCGCACGGTGTGACCGTCGCGCTTTCAATCCAACTCTCTCGTTTGTAATGCTGGTACACAAATGTCAAAGACAGCGTTACCTGTGCCATCTGCTGGTAAACGAGGTTATCAATTAGAGGGGAGCTATTCTCGAAATCGCCCGAGCGGTCAATACTGCAGTTATTTTCGAACTGCCAGAAGTCACCTTCAGTCGAATCGACCTGATTCAAAAAATTTTCCAGAAATGCCTGAGCGTCATCTGATGACCGGATGACGATAATTTTCGCTTCACAGTTGTAGTGATAAACGCGGTAATCGCCATCCCATGACTTTGCGAATGCCTGCGGCTCTCTCGATGACGTGAGAAGATGAACGGCAGTAAACGGATCCTTTGACTCTGGAATCTTCTGTTGCGCGTAAATGGGACTGTCGCCCACCAACTCAATCATTGCCTGTCTTGCCCGTACCATTGCAACGTAGGGCGCACCGCTCAGGATTGTTGGTCTGGCCTGTGTATCGGTTTCTTTGAGTGTGCCAGCCGGAAATTTGACAACATCGCCAACATCCAGCCGGAAATCAGCCGAAATATTGATAGTGGTTCCGCTGCCATTATCCAGCACAACAGAACTGACCACAGACGGATCCCGAAAATTATATGGCGTGAATAAAATATCTTTGCTGTTACCGTTAGCGGAGAATGTCGCCTTTTCTGCGCGATAATCAGAATATGATAATTCCCCGTCAACGGTCATTAATTTGACCGTATAATTAGTCATTATCCCACCAGCGCTAGCGCGTCCCGTTCTTTCATACCAAATAGCAAATATTCGTAGTGGTTAATAACGCCGTTTTTCCACTCCTGCCGCTGCACCACTTCGTAATATTTACCCGCACACAGGACTATAGCGCCGTTATGCTCGCCCTCTTCTGTAACCTCTAAATCCGTTTCGCCAATGGCTTCCATATAGTCTTGAGGTTTGCGCCCGGTTAGGTACGCCCGAAATGAACCGCCACCATCAACCGGCTGCATACTGAGGAAAGCGGATTGTTGCTCTGAATATCCCTCGCGCGGCATACCGCCAACTATCTCAATCGGTAATGGACGCCAGTAGTGAATTAATCGTCTCATGCAAAAGCCCTGTAATTGACCGTCTGAATAAGCGTACCGCTATGAATAAGCGGCTTTGTTGAACCCTTGCGGGCGATGGTGATATCTGAGTTAGGACGGTATAGCGCGGAATCAGCGATTGTTTTTCTTGTAATTAGAACAGCCTGAGCACCTATACGAGCAATAGCCTGTTGCGGAGTAATGCGGCCTCGCGCAACATCACGCAGAACCTCTTTGTAAGCGTCTGTGCGCATCCAGTCAGCAATTCTGTCTGCCGCAAATCGCATAAACGGACGCTCTGGTATTAGCTCCCATCCCATAGCGTTTTTTGTGCCGAAGTTATTCCAGGCTCCATACAGCGCAACATCGACGCCCTGATTCATTTTCCCTCTGTGGATACCAACGGTAAGCTTGACGCCCGCCAGCGCATTCACGCGCTGACGGATTACGCGGTCAAAGCCCTTTGTTTCAAACTTTGCACCTCCACGCATGGATCAAACTCCGTTAAACGTTTTCAAATATCAGAATATTTATCTTCAAAATCGAGCGTTGACCCTCTTTTTATTGCTGATGGCCAAGCTGGCCATTCGCATTTTTTAGAATAAAATCCCGTTAAGAGGCGTGACCGATAAGAATGCAACCGCCTGTCAAATCCCCCATTGCGTCTAAAAACTCCTGCCCCCACTGCGTACCCTGCCAGCCAGACTTTTGCGCGGCTTCTGTGAATGTCACTGCCACTTTCCCTTCCCGGCGACTTGCAACACCGCGAACACTTGCGCTTATGCCTTCTACTGCTATTGGGGCGAGATTGGCAGCAACATACAGCGCTTTCAGACGCTCAATGTCGTAACCGTACTCCGCAGCGGCCCGCAGGTTGTAAAGCCGCTCACATTGAGAAGAAAGGGCGCTAATAGCGCCCTCATCAAGTGTTACCCCCGGTAGCAGAATGGCGAGCCAGTCATTTACCGTCATGCTATGCCCTTACTCGTCTTCAGACTCAACTACGCCGTCATGCTCTTTATTGAGCTTTTTAGCTTCAGCTGCTGAAACTTCTTTTAACCGGCCTTCGTCAAGAAACTGCTTAACGCCGCCGATAGTCAATGTTGCACCGTCCACCTCGACCGCCTTCAGCGGAGCGATTGAGATAGTTATAACGGTGCCTTCACTGTTTTTTGCACCGATATGAATCGGTGCCTGAGTGGTGTTAGTCAGAAATACTTTTTCTTTCTCAGCCATGAGTTAAATCACCTTTGAGGATTTGGCAGCAGCCAGCGGCGCACGGACGATAACGCCAGCAGAGCGCGACAGGCAAGGAATAGACAGGTCTAGCCCGCTACGCTGAACCGGCAACTGACGGAACAGCACAGGAGTAGCCTGGGCGAAGTGGCGACGATTGTTTGCCAGCGCGATACAGATACCGTCATCATCCAGATCGGAGTTTTTGCGGAAAGTAACTTCCGGGTAAGAGCTACGCAGGAATGACAGCACCGTGCCGAGCGTACCACTCAGGCGCAAGCCCTGAATTCGCGCCCACGCCTTAGATGGCATATGGAATTCATTCACTTCGTAGATTTTCGTGGTGTTTACTGCAGCGATAAGCGCCGAGCAATCGTCGCAAATCTTATCGCCGTCAGAAGTCGCCCAGGCACCCTGTAGCGCCACCAGCGGAATATTCGGATGTTCGATAAAGCCGATAATCTGATATTCCTTGTTGCCGCGCCACAGCAGATTAGAAACGGTGCGCTCATGCGCTTCGCGGGTATTGAGCGCCAGAATGTTATCAAGCAGAGTACCGGACATTGCCGCCGCCATCACGTCACTGTAGGTGTAGCCATAGCCCAGCCCGATATCGTACATCAGCGCGAAGTATTCCCGGCCTTTGGCGCTCATCATTGGCATATCTGTACCGAATGCCGCCATGATTTTAGCCATGCCCTGCGCGGAATACATGCGATAACCAGCCCACTTAGCGCCCTCGTTGATGCCCGGCTCCTGCTGGAACATGGTCAACGCGACTGGCGCGGGCATTTCTTCCATGTAAACATCGTTTGACATGGAAATAAGGTCACGGGCAAAAATTAGCCCTTGTTCGTCAACGTTGATACCCGGCACCGCGCCAGCTACCTGCGCTTCGGTGAAAAGCTGCGCCATTAGCGCGGCTAAATATTTCTCATTCATCGTTTAGAATTTCCCTGTTAGCTAACGGTGATTACAGCGGTGTCAGTGAAACCACCGTCTTCAGTACGTACCGTAATGGTTGCCGTCTGTCCGGTTGTTGCCCCGCTTTTCACCGTGGCAAGGCCAGATGCGTCCACTGTCGCTACGTTGGCGTTGCTGGATGCGTAGGTAACGCCTTTATTGGTTGCGCCTGCCGGGGATACTGTCGGCGTAAATTGCTGAGTCGCGCCAGCGGCTTTAGATGCAGTTTTAGGCGACAGCGCAACGCCAGTTACAGCGACTTCGCGGGGATATCCGGCGCTGAGTAGTTCGCCATCAATGACCATCACAATTGCCGTGCCGCCGCGCTGAGTTGGCGATTCAAAGCGGAAGCGGCTTTTATCGCCGGATGCAGCAACACCCCATTCCATATAGCCGGTAGTTGCGTTACGGCCTTTCGGCACGGCTAAATCACCCACCTTCGGCGATTCACCCGTTTTGACCGCTACGCGGATCGGTCCATTTTCGACAATACCAATCGGGCAATTGATAGTGACCACGCCAATGCGCGTGTTGCTACCAAATCCCGGTGTGGCGGGCATATTGGAATGCGCGGTAACAGCAATGCCGATGGCATCCGTAACATCACCATCATCAGGTAAAGCAACGCAGGTTGAATCATTACCGGAGGTAAGTTTCACCGCATCGCCCGGCGCAACTTCACCACCAGCGCGACGGGAGGTTACCCGAGCGGAGGAACGGAAAGACGGCAGCACCGCCAAATCACCCGGCAAGCCCGCGTCAAAATCGTCTTTAATCGTGGTCTGCATTATTTGCCTGCCTCTTTTTTGCCAAAGGTGCGAGCCAGATAATCCTGATGGGCTGACTTCTGAGCGCCCTGCTCATCGGTGTTTACTGCTGCGCGGGGATTACGCGGGGTTTGTTCGAACTTCTTACCGCAGGCAACCAGCGCCATTGACAGCGCAACATCCACCTGCTCATCCGTCCAGCTATCCATGTTTACTTCAGGGTTTGCCTTACGGATGATGGCCTGTTTGACCAGATTGATATCGCCCAGGCTGTCGGTGTTGATGTTCAGGCGTTTAGCTGCTGCTTTCAGGTCATTTTCCTGACGACCATCAGCAACACCGCGCTCGTAGGCTTCATTGCTGGCTGAGTCCATATTTACAAGGCGGGTATTTGCTTTCAGCAGGTCGCCCTGTGTTTTGCTTAAATCAGCCGTAAGTGTTTGATTTTTCACTTTAAGGCTTTCAATTTCGGCTAACGCCTCTTCTAATTCCATCGGTTCACCGTCCAGATTGAATGTTGCAGTTTTTACCCGTGGGTTACGCACAATGCTCAAATGGTTGTAATTGATACCCTTTTGCACCGTGTCGAACGTTTGCCCGTCCGGGGATAGTCCTGTCTCTTTTGGCTTTTCGTCGCACTGATACCCCGCCGAAGCACCCCGTAAACGTTTATCCTGCTGAATCAGTCGGATGGACTTCTCATCCTGAACCAGTGCGCGGGCGACAAGTTCATCGCCCTGACGCATAACAGCAGTAACAACCCCCGCAGAAACGGCCCGGTAGTTTTTTGACGTCACCAGACCATTGCGAGGATGTGACACCGTCACAGGCTTGCCGATTAAGGTATTCATTGAGTCCTGGTTAAACAATTCATCGGCTGAGCGGTACTCTTTAGCCGTGAATGCATCACCGCGCTTGCGGTCATAAACCAGCACGCCCGGACGGGCGATAGGGATATCAATCTGGAGATAACCTTCCGGGGTTATCTCCCATTGCTTGATGGCGTCAACGTTGACCTGTGTTTCTTGCAGCAATTTCTTTCTCCGCTTCTTCAACGTCCGACGCAGAGAACAACCATTCAGGGAAGCAGCGGCATAAATGCGGTTGCCCCGGATTCCCGTCCTGTGGCGGTCTGGTCGGCTCGTATGCCTTACCTTCGCGCTCAACATGCAATTTTCGCTCGCGTTCGTCTAACATCCCCCGCCAGCGGTATATTTTCATCCCGGCAATACGGGCATTGGCTTCTTCCAGATTCCAGGCCTGATTACCTATCTCATTGCGGGCGACGTTGCGGGCTCTCCGATAGGGAATTTCCATTTCGGTTGCCAGTTTATCGGCGATATAGTCAACGCCCCGCCCCTCGCGTAATCCCTGCTGAACAACCTTAATTCCACGCTGTAGCGCCTCATCGGAGACGTTCTCCATACGCCCCATGCTCTCTGTGATCCAGTCTGCTGTTTGCTCTAACAGCTTTTTATCGCCGTCATAGATATCAATGGATATCAGGTCAGCCATATTTTCGGTTGGCAGTTTGATACCCGGGGCTAAATCAGTATCGGCGGCAGCGCGAACAATCAGCCGGAAATCGTCAACCGCCGAGTTAGCAAGCTGGGTATTTGCCATTTCCATAGCCGGTAATGATGGAACCGTGCTCGCGGCCCTCATCGCATCCGTTAAGCTGGCTAGAGGCTTAGATATCGCCCCCGCTGTATCTGGTGTACCTGATAGCCCTGTTTTCAGGTCAATAAGATTCACACCATCGACGCGGAAACGCTGGTAATAGCTCTGGTAATACTCGTCAGTCAGGCCAAATCGACCATTTACAATAGCGGCCTGTACATCATCAGCGGCGCGGTTGATAACGCGAAGGTAGGTATCTGGCTTTGAGCCGGTCACTCTGGCAAAGTCTTTAGCCAGACTGATTCCTGCCTGCCGCCTTACTTCACTGAATGCGTAGGCGGGAACGGCCCCAAACTCACCATCTTTCAACAGCGACGGAATGGCTTTAAGGAATATTGATGCATCCGGCAAAAGTTCCTGAGCAACAGACCGGACAAGCTTTTCCTGCTGCTCACGCGTCATGCGTGAGTAATTCCGTCCGGCTTTCTTCTTTATATATACGCGCACTTTTTTGACCGTTGCGGCGGCGATAAAATCCCCCAACAGGTCATCAACGGAAATATCTTTACCATCGGCGGCATCGGTATTGAGCACCGCGCCGGATTTACCGATTGCTCTGTATGTCTTTATGCAGGCATCGCGAACCCATTTACCAACAAGCCGGGCGTTATCGCCCAGCCTTTGAGCGTAAACCAGTTCGATAGCCAGCGGATACCCGGCGTCGTAACGTGGTTCACCCTTCGCCATTATTGGCCTCGCCGTTGTCTTTTTTGGTGCTATTCCGGTTCAGATTCTCGTTGTTCTGGTTCGAATCGTCGTCATTCTGGTCATCAATGGTGCCAGTTGCGGGCGGAGTGGTCGCAAGCATAACCACCGCTCCGGTTTCCTGCGCCGTGGCGCGGGCCTCTTCGCTGGTAATAGCTCGCATGGAATAGTAAAGCTGTGCTGTTTCCGCTCGTTTCTTGTCCCGGTCTACCTCGCGGTCTATTTGCCCCTGAGATTTATTCGGCACAAAGTCAGCGCGGATCCCCGTATAGCGAAAAGCCAGCTTTTTCAGTGCCGGAATGATGTAATTGGTGTTGATATGAGAAACAAGGTTTTGCCATTGTGCATCGGCGCTGGTATCGCTGTTGGAAAGCCCGCCTTTACGCTCTGCCAGCATAGCTATGGGAAAACCGGTTTCGGCGCATACCAGCTTAATAGCCATATCAACAAGGTCGGCGGTTCCGGTCATAGTGGATTGTAGGCGGTTAATTTCCTCTTCTGCATCAATCGCGACCATGTCATTTAACTGGCGGGTCGCCGCTATCCCTGCCAGCCTGCGGGCTGCTGTAGCTTCTCCTTTAGCCGTTTTCAGTTCTTCCGCTAAGTCATTCTTTTTATAGATATCCTGAACGGAAAGAGAAAGAATGCTGATGATTAGCTCATGCGAAAGACCCAGCCGCTGTAAAGCTGCATAAGGCTTACACAACAATGGTTCGCCAAATTCGATACCGACCATCGCGTAAATCGGCTGATAGTTTTTATCGCCAAAGAGGATCGAATCTTCCTGCTCAATAAACACTTCGCCACCGATGGGGCTTTTAAGCTGGATACGCCAGCCTTCCGGCAGGCCAAAAAATGGCGAATTGTAGTCTGCAAACCAGTCATTCGACGGGGTAATCCAGTGTGAGCCGTGGCAGCGTACCCACTCTTCCCCCATAACCAGCACAGACCAGCCATGATGACGCTTCAGAATAGCGGCGTTTTCCACTACCTGCCACGCACCCATTTCGTCAAAAATCTGCTGAATACGTTTTGAATCATCAGGATTTTCAGTAACCACTGTGAATCCGTTCAGCATTGCGGCAGCAACCGGTTCGCTGATAATGCGCCAGCCTATGCCGGATAGCTCCCCGGTCATTGCAGCCACCAGCGGAATCATCCCCTCTGCGGCGCGAGCCTTCATGCGGTTGGCTGTCGGTGAGCTCATCCCCGCCGCACCCTTTGAGCTTGCCGCTGCGCTTGTCATCATACTGACATAGCCGTCAACATTGTAATTTGCTGGCTGCAAGCCCTCTTTCGTTAAAATCCCCTCAGTGGGAATCAAGCTGGTTTTGTTCGTCATTCGATAATTCCTGATTTCATACGTACCAGATGTGGGAATATGGCATCAGCGTAGTCAGTGGACACGCCCAGCCGTTTTTTAACTTTTTTCTTTGCTTCAATAAGGATTTTGTCGTCAGGCGTGGTTTCCCACATGACGCCAGTAGAATCAGAAAGGATGCGGTCGAGATATCGACGCGGTATCTGGTCGGAAATCGCAAAAAGGCCATCAGGCGGCATAATGCCCGTTTCCATCCAGCGCACAGAATCATTGACTGCATCCCGATACGCCCACCATGCCTGCGCTCGCAGATTGTGGAAGGTATCTTCGTTCGGCCTTCCGCCTCGATATCGGGATTTTTTGCGCAGCACTTCGCCCTGAGCGACGAATTTACGAAACTCAATCTCTGAGTCTTCGTACTTGTTTAACTCGCCTTTAACACCAGAACCAACGCCAACAGAGTCGTAAATCAGGACGGTACAACCTTCTTCCGTCGCCAGTTTTAACGCCTGCTGCGCAAGTTGTACCGTGTCACGCGCCTGTAATCGCTCCATACGGTACAAAAAACGCCCGTCAAAGAACGACAACACCGAATCATCATCGCCATCATCAGCAACATCGAGCACCGCCGTTTTAACGCCAGTTCGACACGCTTTTGCCAGCTTCGAATCGGGCGAAACGACTAACTTTTCAAGATGGCCACGGTTAACAACAGCGCCGGGTAAATCACTGACGGGAACGCCGTTCCAGATGTTGTCGTACTTGTCCGGGTAATACTTCAGCGTATAAAGCCGCTCTTTATCCAACGTAGAATTGAAATATGGGTTGTGATACCAGTTCACCTCCTCAATAAACCAGTCATCCTCTGCATTGAGAACATATCTGACATAGGTTTCATCCCACGCAAAAGCCGGGTTGAAGGTAATCCATAGTTCAGCCCCGTTGCGGCGCAATGTCGGGGCCAGCGTTTCCCACGCTTCAGCCGAAATCGCGTGCGCTTCTTCCACCCAGCAAATGTCCACACCTTCAATGGATTTAATGCTGTCGAGGTTCGACTGAAAGCCCAAAAACCGGAATTCAGCGCCGGATTTAGCCTTGATACTGTTTTGAGTTATCGTGAACTCTGATTCATACCCCAGACGGCGTATCGTATCGCTGAGCAGCTTATGTGATGATGCGTCGATAGATTTTTGCACCCGGCGCAAGCACAGAATGCGCAGGTCATATCGCACAGTGAGCTGAATCAGTGCTTCGGCAATCCTCCATGACTTACTGGAGCCACGCCCACCGCGCAGACATTTAACGCGGTGCGGTTTTGTCGTGAGCGAACGCATGACGCGCCGCCACTCTGCCATTTTCTTTTTCTCTGACAGCCAGTAGCGACGGCGCTCTAAATCATGCTCAGGTGCTATCTCAATCGCCGTCATCGAATCCCATATCCCGGTAAATTTCGGTCAGTGTTTCTCTCGCGAGGCGCTTACCTTCGTCGGTTATCGGCTTGCTGATATCCACCCCGGCAAGCGTAAGGATCCGCGCGGCAAGATGTGACTTATCCAGCCCCTCAACCTGCCATCCGTGCTTTGTTCTTTTGATGTTTTTAACTGCACGGGTATCAATTGCCGCCATGCGGCTGCGGAACACCTCCGGTTCAAGCCTCATTTTCTCCAGCGCCTGCAATTCCAGCATTACCGCTGTTGAATCCGGCGCACGGAAACGCGCCGAAAGGTCAATTAACGCCTCCTGACGCCCCACGATATCCGCTGCAATGATGTGCTTTTTGTAAACGCTGACGGCCTGCTGTATGTCGTCATTTTTAAGTAACTTTTCAGCCTGAAAATCATCGTTAAAGCCCTTGTAATCACGGTTGCGCGACTTTGCATAGCTGAACCCCGGCGCTTCCCGCGCTTCAGCCACCAGCTTTGCAAATGCATCATCACGCCTGTTTATTTTTATTGTCACAATTCCCCCCTTGTGAGGCTTGCAGCGTAGCGAGGAAAGAAGAGGATCAAAAACAGCGTTACCGCTGGCGTGTAGTACAAATAAAAAAAAGCCACTCCGGGGGCGGAATGGCTGAAATCACAAGGGTAATAACAAAGGCTTAAAGGTAACAGGCAATGCTTCCTGTCCGTGGCAGGTGCCATTATGGTTTTTTACCTGGAGGATTCAAAAGATGATGCGAGAGGTAACGCCAAAGAAAAGCCGCCCCCGAAGGAGCGGCGTTTAAAGGTGCTCAGGCCATGCCAGACAACCAGAAAGGCGGGGACGGATCCCCGCCCTGATTTAGCGACTCTCCTTAGCTTCGTAGGCAAACTTTGCCGCTACCTGCACACCTCCCTGACCTATGGACGCTTCGCAAAGCGTCCGGTTAAGGGCGGTATACGCCAGTAACGCCGCGATAAATATCGCGATAAACAAAAAAACTCCTTTGTAAAACAAAGTTGCCTCCTTCGCTTTTGGGAGGCTATAATCGTGTTGTCACGCAAGATTAGAGGCCTCGTTGGTTAATGAAAATTGACCTTCGGGGCTTTCTTCTATCTGCCACATGGTGACATGAGGCAGACAGCCTCAAGCACCGGGCGAGATTATACCCATAAACAATCCCTTACCGCAAAAAACACCCCTTCTTCCTTTCGTCTTATTTGTAGTTAATATAAGATAATCCCGCATCAGCAACGCTTGCTCAGCCACCAAAACCACAGGCATGTAAGCAGGTTTCCGATTGATATACCTAATGCCAGAGTAGCCGCAAAGTCAGCATAGGACATAAGGATAGCCTCATGAGTTACAGTGATGTAGTGGCAACGATAGCGCTTTTTGTTTCGTTTATCGGCACTTTTGCCAGCGGTTACATCAGCTATCACTATGCTATCAAGGGGGAAAAGCGGAAAGAATTTAACTCTGTTGCAGACAGAGTAACGCTTTCACTTATGCAGCAACGAGACACTGCAACCAATGGAACATTCCCAAATGTGACGTTAGGTAAGACTGACCTTCACGCCCTTCTCATTGTCACCAAACACGCAGAACGGGCCGGGCTACAAAAAGCCTTTTCCGACTATGAGGCGGCGTTAAAGTCTTGTGGTGAGTGGAAAGCCGGTTTCTATAGTTTCAAATCATCCGACACGTTGAAAGCCGCAATTGATGAACTTCTCAAGTTTGCCGAGCGCAAATAAGCCCTTGCTTCTAATTTGTAGTTGTCTTAAGATCTATATCAGGTGCTCAAAACACCAATCCAAAGCGGTACATCACCCCGTCAGCGTGATTTTTTTGTACCCAGAATTTATGCTCTGGTGGCTCCGGCTACGCGAGTGCTGAATTATGGGGTGGAGTGCGACGAATAGCAGGCCTCTCCGTCTGTGAATAAGTCCGCCGACTTTGGACGGTTTTGAGCTCCACCCCGCCCCATCTCAAAAGTGGGGATTCAGTCTCATCCAAAGGAGCAACCACAATGAGTACATTACTCACTATCCCCGACGCCGCAGAACTGGCAGTACATACAATGATGGCACTTAAAGCCGCTGGTTATGCAACTGCCGCTATGATTCCCGTTCACAAAAATGCCTCAAATGAAGTCGAAAAAACGGAAGTGACCGCGCCGGAAGTCTACGTAGCGCCCGGCAAACAGTACGCCAATGCTCAGGAAGCGCTGGCGCATCTGGTGCGCGAACTGAAAAACCCGGAACGCGACAACTATAACGAAACGCTGGACTTCACTTTTGCATCACTGGCGCAACTGCTGGACATGCTACGCGAGCCTATCTATCAGCATGGCCTGATGCTCAAACAGGAGTTTGAGAAAGGTGACGAACTTCCGCTGGAAATGGTGACAACCTTTATCCATATCCCAACCAGCACGGAAGTATCTTTCCGGCTCCCGGCCTTTATCAAAGAGGATAAGCGCCTTGATGAATGCCAGCGCGTCGGCGCGTCCTTCACCTATTTTCGCCGTTATGGTCTGCGTCAGGCGCTCGATATTACTGATGGTGATGACGATATCGACCAGGCAGACAGTAAACGCGAACGCCGTAAAGCCCGCTCTCTGAACAGTAGCCGCAAATGGAAGCCAACCAAATCAGAACGCACTAAAGCGGAATCTATCCTGAATATGCTGGTCGCGGCTGGTGAATTCACTGGCAGCGCGGTAATCGCCCAGGCTAAAGCCCGCAACCCGTTTCTGCGCACACCGTCAGAAGTTGCAGAGGATGTTATCCATTCCCGCGACAATTCCAAAGACGATGACGCAATGGCCCGCGATACAGTGTTGCGCTATGGCCTGACGGATGAACACTGGCAGAGTTTCTACAAACAGGCCGGATTCTTTCAGGTAGACGGCGACGAACTTATCGACACCAGAACCGGCGCACACGTCAGCGCTGAAGTCGCTATGGATATCGCAGAATCCCTTTCTTCTGTTGCGATTTCCAGCGCTGATTCAAACGATGTGCATGATACCCGCGATATGTCAGCGCCAGTCGCCCGGACGTTTATTCCTGACTGCACCCTGCTTGATGAGGATGAAGAGGCTTTTGTTGCTGCCGTTGAAGCGGGGCACGATTCGGAGATTATCGAAATTGCTATGCGTCAAATGGAAGTTCACGTGTCGCACGGTCTGGATATGCGCTCAGTACACAGCGACACAAGCTATCACCGCCGTAACTGGTATAACGCCTGCCGCGAGTTCTATACGCTGGCGCTGATGCGTGGTGATGTGAGCTTTGAAGCGCTGGCAAATCCTGAAATGAAAGTTGCCCGCACCATCATGGATATCGTCGGCGCTGACGGCGATAACGAGGCCAGCGAATCCACCATTGCAGACGCACAAGCGCAACTCCCCGCCGATGCGATGCAACAAAAAGTCGATATTGCGCAGGAAATCGCGACGGGCAACGCTGACACCGATATCAAGCTTCAACAGCTTAATGAAATTGCGCGTCGCTGCGATACGTACACCGCTGGCTATATCGAAACTCTAATCCTTCATGTTGAAAGTGGTGGCTTCAACAGTGAAATTCCGGCGTATGTCCCTGAATCTGACCTTCCTTACTAATATGCGGGGTTCTCAACATGAAAACCGTACAGGAAAAGTTACAACGTCACGTTGAAAAGCAACGTGAGTATCAGCAGCGGGCTATTGCCCGCCAGCGCGAGAAACAGGCAAACCCGGAATGGCGACAGGCTCAGTATGAAAAACAGCGGGAACGACAATCCCGCTATATTGAACGGGCAAAAAATAAACCTTGTGCGCGTGGCTTGAAAGGACGAACGCCCCGCGCCGCTGAACGCTCACTGATGGACAAAATCGGCGCTCTACCCTGCATTGCCTGTTACGTTCATGGGATTATTAACGATGTGGTCAGCCTACACCATATCGACGGGAGAACAGCAGCAGGCGCACACGCCCGCGTATTGCCACTGTGTGGCCATCACCACCAGCACGCAGCGCCAGCAGCAATACGCGCGGTTTATGCCTGGCTGATTCCGGTTCATGCTGATGGAACATGTGGAGGAAAAGCCGCATTTGAGGCGTTAAACGGCACTCAGGACGATTTATACGCCCAATGCCTTGAAATGATAGCCTGATACTCACCAAACGCCGCCATGCCCTATCTGGCGGCGTTACCGCTCGCCCGCTTTCTGTATCATCCCCGCCCCATCCGGTTAAATCGCACCTGTTAACAAACATGAGGTGCTTATGTCCGAAAATAATTATGGTGCGCTGATGATGAAATCGGCACTCAGCGCCAATGTTGATATTGATAGTGTACTCCAGCCGGGAATATATCCCGTTCCTTCGGGCAACACTTCATCTCCAGACCCTAACGGGGGAATCCTTACTATTTATCCAGACCCTTCCAAGCGTCGGATTTTTGCTTCCAATCGCTTCATTACTACACCTTCAAGCTATAACACATTGCTAAAACAATGGGATGAATGGGAAAGCTTAATACTTCACTCTGAACTTTCAGATGATAACGGCTTTAAACTGGTAGGTCAGGTGCACAGCGCAGCAGCACTGGCAGTACTGGCCGGTGAAGACGGAGACCGTGTTTTACTTCTCGGCTACCATGATGGCTGGGCCGCGTCCCGCAGCGAGCTTTCAGGCGGCGGTGAGTTCCATTACGTCAGCTCTCTTGCGGATGTGAACAACGGTGTCACGATTTTTAACGGATGGTGCCGTAAATTTACAGATACCGTTATCACTACCTACGATGCCGGGCTTGGTGATAATGACGGCATTGATGCGCGGGAACGTCTGACGACGCTGTTTAAAGTGGTGCCGGACGGGTTTACGGTCAAAATTCGCGGCCGTCACCTGACGTCAGGCCCGGTGAAGTGTGAAGGTAAACCCGGTCTCATCATTGACGGCATGAGCGGCGTTATTTCAGCAAAAGAGCTCCGCGACGTTTATACCGTTTATGACGTTGCTGAAACAGACCCCAGAGTAGCGATGACAGGGGTTCTGTCGTGCCTGGATTGTCCTGGTATTAAAATATTTGGCCTTGAGATTCAGGGGGCGATGAAGCTATCCGTCAGAAATGAAGACGGTACACATAAGGGAGAGGAGCATGCATTAGTGGTACGTGCATGTGACGGTGGTGAGATTTGGGATACGCACCTTCATAACGTATTCGGGTATGGGTGTCGGGGACTATATCAGAGCAATGTTAAATTCCATCATAACTATGTCCATCACTGTCTGCGTGAGTCCGGCGTAAACTTAGTTACGGGTGGGAGTCACGGTTACATTTATTGTAATCGCTTTGAGTATATTGGTTTGTACGGTCTTGAGGTGGAGGGCCAGCCATATTACAGCGGCATGACTGATGTTACGGCGTGGGGTAATTATATAAAATATGCAAAATGGGGTATTGCTGCTGTAGACCAGTGCCTGTCTGCGTCATTGCACCATAATAACGTTGAGTTTTGCCATACAGCCCTAGTAGCATTTCGTACTAACGAGTATAACGTGATTAGCTCGCTATTTGATTCAAATAATATCCGCAGTTGTATTCGCGCACTTTTTGCCAGTAATGCCAGAAACGCATCATTCAATATGAATGATGTGGATTTGGCTGATAGACCAGATTACCTCTATACGTCTTCTTACAATAATATTTTTGAAATATCGCAGACCGACAGACGTATATTCTGGTCGCCGTACTTGTCTCAGTTCCAGAGCCTGATTGGCAAAAATGTTAAAATCGCTGACGTTGTTTACTCTGTCAGTGCCGCGACGTGGGACGCTACAAAAACAGGTTACCCGAAAGATTTCGCAAGTGAACCGGACGGGCTGTGGAAAGTCACACTGGATAAGGCGCTGCCTGTTGAACTGGATGACACAATAGTCAACGCGATGACGCAGGATTATACAGAAACGATTAGATATCAATCAGACGGCGCGATTCACGGTGTTACCGTCATGAATAACCCGATAAAAAATGCGCACTATGCGCTGTACTGCACATCTCATCTTGCTGATGGTGATTCTGGAGTCCAGGAAACCATCATTAACAACCCCATCAGCGGTTCCAGCATCTGGCTGACTTTTTCGGGTTCTGGCTTCAGGATTATTGACCGCAACGAACCAAATGCAAATGCAACCATCACCACAAATCTATGGACTCTGGCAGGATTCAAAGATGTAAGAATGCGCAATAGCATAAGCATGAGCCTCCCAGAAAGAACATCCAATACCATGTTAATTAGGCCACGATTTTATTCACAAATTGGGCGTCGGGCCGTTGGTGTCAGAATAACCTTGCTTAACTCCAGCCCTACAAACAAATGGTCTGGTAGTGGCACCTTACAATTCAGCCTTAATGAGGATGTAGTTGTTGGATATGGGAACCTCACTCCCGGCAGTGAAGACCCTATACAGCTTTTCACACAGATGGAAATCAAGGAGGGGAGCAACACTATCCAACTGAATACCAGTAACAATGATTTATTGTACGCGGCCTGTTTAATTGAAGTTTTAATCCCGTAAGGATATTTATATGCCAGTTATTAAAAAAATCTCTGCTATACGACGATCTTTTTACCCTGAAGTTGGCTTGGCAATAGACGCAGAAAACGAGACAATTGATGTTAAATACACTGTTGTTTCAGTTACTATTAATGCTGATTTCTCCGCAACAGCCAGAGTTTCAACTCAAGTTTTCGGTTTTGACGAGTCTGGTGAAATATCCGTCCCTTTCCAATACTCCGGCACAGGAAACCCTATCAACGAGGCTGAGTCAGCGTTAAACTAAAAATGTTTAGCCCACATTTTCAGGTGGGCTAAACAACCATTACCTCCCCCTCCCCCTGTGAACTTCCCAAACAGATACGCCGATTGAATCACAGAATTCAGCAAGATACTCCAGACTTGACCACTCTCTGACTCCTCCTCTTGCTGCCTCAATGAATATTACTGCATCACCATTTCTATGCATTCCGCATAGTTGCCACCTGTTGTTGCTTGTTCTGGTTGCGATGACTCGCGAAAACATGCCATTTTCGTAGAAATCTTTAAACGCTGGTTTTTTACGTGCCGTCGCTTTCATAAAAGACAAATCCCCGAATTGTTAGTAACAAACCGGGGAAATGTTGACACAAAGTCGTTAAATGCGTTTTTTATTTCTCAGCGGTCACGACGCCTGCGCGATATCTCGGGCTGATGGTAACGGGTTACTGTAGACCATACCGCTGATAATTGGGGCTATAGTTAACTGATTTTCATTCCTGCGTTTCAGCGTAACGGATAGCGCCCTGATTGCTTCCTGACTGGTTAGCTGCTGCGTTGACAGTAGAATCACGGTTAACGGGATGACAACCATCCCAGACTGCTCCAGAAATCTGCGTTTTCCTCCCAGCCTGTACACTGGTGTAACGCCGGAAACAGCCAGCCCCATGAAGTTTACCGGCACTGGATCCGTAATAGTTTTTGCCGGGCAAAAAATCACAGCTTTATCAAAGCCGGTCGCCGTCAATTGTAACGCTGACAAATCTGGCGGCGTCGATTCTGGCGCATTCTCTCCGTGGAATATCTCCAGATCGCACACAACGCGCTGTAACGGATTCTGGAATTTAAGCGACCATTCGCCAGCCAGCAGCCCGCCAAACACGTCAATGGTGTGCTGAGGGTACGGAATACCGTTTATCGGTGCACTACTGCCCCTGACTTCAGCAGGAAGAACCCAATCAGGCACTACAGAAGAGTCTGCAATCTGTGCTTTCTCAAGGTCTGATATCGCAATTAGCTCATCGGGTGTTAATGCCATTATTTCCCCTTAGCCGTAAGAAGCTGGTCAATGTGTGCCGCCTGCGCGTACAGGTCGTTAAAAATGAAGTTAAGCTCCGCCACGTCGACCGGATCCCCTTCAATCAGTTTTCCACCTGCATTGATGTAAGTCGGCGCGAAGCCATCGGCTTGTTTAGCTGCTGATGGTTTTTTCTTGCTCGGAGAAATGCCGCCACTTACAGGATAATTACGGGCAACGGTCGAAAATGTATTCATGGTGCTTCTACCCTGGCTAAAAGCTCCTGATACTTTTTGTACAGGTCGTTAAGGATGAAATTCATTACCTGAGCGCTTATCCCATCACCAAACACCAGATTGCCATTTACATCAAAGTAGGTGGGCACGAAACCGGTAGCCTGCATTTCTTCTGATGGCTCTTGCTTGTTTGGAATATCAGCACCACCTTGCCCCGCGTAAGTTTTGTCAGTATTGGCCCAGCTATCCATTTGTCACCTTCATCTTTTTGACTGTTACAAGCGTGTTGAATGGCTCCAGAAGCTCATTCCCGTTAACCGTTTTCGTACCCTCTATCCGCGTCAACAGGGACTTTGTTGTGGTGACACGGATCCCTTTAGTTGCTGTAGCCATCACTGTTTTTTGTGTCTTCTCGTACTTGATACCGCCCCACACAGCCGGAAACGCATTGCCGGGGAACATTGGCGCGTGGTGGGTTAGCTTGACGTTAGGAGGTGTTGCAGCGCTGTATATATCCCCGGCAAAGGTTGCAGCAACCAATGTTTCCGGCAGTTCGATATTGGGAGCCATCGCGCCACACTGGACGAAAACAGCGCGTAGAGGTACACGGTTGAAAGCCGCACCTACAGCCCCCGCAGACAGTCCTACGCGGTTCAGGCGCAACCATGTAAGGCTATAGGCTAACTGAATGAATCCTCCGACAGCGCGGCGCGACTGAAGCGAAACAGATTGCGTTCCAGCCCCCTGCAACAGGGCTATTCTGTAACTATCATCGTCGCGGCCTTCTCGGGGTATGGCGAATCTTTCCCCCCATGCGTCAAGCAAAAGGCCCGAAGAATCTGTAATTGAGAAACCCTTTTTCAGATAGTCCAGTGCATCAACCATGCCCTGCTGGTTGGCCTTGATACCGGAAACGAGGTCGATATTTCTCTGTAACCTGACCTTTGAGGTAAATCGTTCAGTTGCCAGTTGACCCGGTTTTTTGATTGATGGCTCCATTACGACACCACCACAGAAGTAGAATCCGTAACAGCAACAACGCCGCTACTTATGGGTACGGTTTTTCCTGTTGGTGATTCGGAAGTACCTACAGTTACCGTAACATCCGTCATCGTCGGGAACGCCGTAACCAAACGGGCAGATATTTGTCCCGCGAAAACGTCACGCCCCATTTCAAGCTGTGAGAAATAGCCAGTGATAACGCTTTTAGCTACGCTCTCGTAATCGTCTGGCTTGCCTGTTGTCTCTGTATCCCATGTATCACCGGAAACTGAAACATAGACAAGCTGGAAGCTCTGGCGAGTGAAATACACCGTTTCGGTAGTTGTACCGTCAGTTGCTGTACCCGATGTGTTGCCGTAGAAACCGCATTCAGCCGCTGCCGCATCATAAATGGCCTGTGCTATCGCGTCGCTATCACCACCAGCAACAAAAACCTGAACTGACTTCCCCGGCAGACCATCAGCATCTGTCTCAATGCCTCTGTTGGTGTTAACAGTGACGTGGCTCACGCCCGCAACCGCTAAAACGGCATTTTTTATGCCCGGCCTTGATGCGCTGACATTCTTTCTCCCTGCTTCCGCCGCTTCGAAAAGACGCTCTCTGTATTGCTCGTCATCTTCTATTTCAAAACCTTTACTTCCGTTGGCTAGAATCAGAATGTCATCTGTTGCCACATAGCCGAACCGAACATCAGGAAACTCCGTATCGCTGTCATACCATGTTGTTGCTGGCATTCCGGTACGAACGATAGAAAAAACATCATCAGAAAATGAGAACTGGATGAGCGATTTACCGTCCGCCGCATAAAGCAACAACCCGTAATCCGTTGAAAATGTGGTTACTGACGTATCAGCGGCGGCGATGATGGGATAAAGCCTGGATAAAATAGAATCAGACGTATCACCTGTCTGATACTGCGTCGAATATGGCTTACCGTTGATGGATATGGTGAAGGTATTTCCCGTGGTGATAGCATCAGACTTAACCTCCAGCACAAACCCGGTAGCACTTTTACCATTGGCCTGAATACTGCCTGACGGCGACCAGTCTCCAGAGATACCGGAGATAGTGAACGTCTCACCAGACGCGATTACCTGCCCTGAAGCCAGAAGGTAAACCACATCGGCAGATGAACGGGTTAAGCCATAACGAGGAAGCGTGAACCCCTCGCCTATACCGTCAAGCTGGATGCCTTCACCTGATGAAATGAAGAAACCAGCAAACGTCCAGCCTATGGCCTCCACTATATTCAGGTCATTTTCAGCGACAACCGCCATAACCTGACCAATCAGGGAATCACCGTCCGGGTTTATATCCCCCAGCAGGTCGCGCAATTTCTGGTAAATGTCGCCGCGTAGCTCTGGCAGTCTGGCACCGTGCCAGCCGCCATCATTAATTAATTCCACTCGTTACCTCCGTACTATCGGCTCCGACATAAACCGCAAAGCGGATCGTGTAATCCCCCTTAACGTCATTGATGGTTGTAGTTCTGGCATCTGTCACGCCAGTAGTGCGCCGTGCCTCTGCGTTAATCATGTTGGAGACAATCGAAACCGGCAGACGTGACGCCATAATGCCAGGCAACCACGGCAACCCCTGAGTTTCGTCAAGCCACCATTCACCGCGATTAGTGCCTACACGGATTTCTGCCTGCTGTGCAATGCCATCAATGCCACCGTCCAGCACCAAATCGCCGTTTCGGAGAATGACTCCGCTTTCATCCTGCATAATGTCAATCATCAGTAATTCATCCCCTCAACGAATGCCAGCGTTGAAACCCATACAAGGCAACGGCTAGTGCCTACAGCCTCAACCCGCTGAACCTCTCCAACAGGGATAATGCGCCTACCTCTGCATGTCGGCATTACCAGCGTCAGAGAGTCGCCAGCCTGCGGTCTCTCTGTGGAAATGAAGCATCCCTTTAAACCCTGTCGATACTGAGTTGTTGTGATGTTCATTCTGTGTGCATCCATTTACCAACGTGGACGACCGTCACAGCAGAATCCAGCGACTCGATATCCATCAGGTCATCAAGGTCAAAACCTTCACCAGCATCATTTAACATTTGCGCCATCGCCGCTTGATGCGGTAATTCAAACGGCAAATCGCTGTAAAATGGCATGTACTGGTCTTTGTTCTCCCTGCACGTCGCCATAACCATATACAGCGGCGCGTTAATCAGGGTGATGCACTCGACGCGCTCAACTACAAGCCCGGTTCGCTCAGTGATATTGATAATCTCGCCTTTTCCAACGGTTGTGCTGTAGTCACCCGCCATCAGAAAGCCACCGTTAGAAAGCGCAATTTGTGCCGCATGGTCATTTAATTTCATGGTTTTTCCTTATGTCGGGGCATTGGTCTGACTGCCCTCACCGTTTTCTTTGTGTGTGTGTGAATTGAAGGACTTACCACCGCTGATGTGGTCAGCGGCCTTGCTATCGCCGGTTATGGTGACGTTGCCGCCAAAGTCAGCATTTCCGCCACCTTCTGCGCCCTGACTGATGGATCCAGAAATCGTCAAATTCCCGTTTATGGTTGTCATTGGCGCTGTCATATCGATACCGCCCGGCGCGTTAACGGTCATTTTGTTGCCCGTAAACTCGAAAGTTGCGCCCTGTCCGGTATCGCCCTTAATGCTTCCGTCATCCCATTCAATAAAGGCGCTACCGCTGAATACTCTTAACCCTGCCTCATCCGGCATCTGGTGACTGGCAACGTCCGAAAATCCACATATGGCGATAGCGCTTGAAATGGTCTTATGGTCTGGCTCATCGCCGTCACCGTGTGAAAGCGCGATAAGGAGGCATTCATCCCCCGGAGAAACACGCCCGCTAATACCTGATTTACCGCTATCCCAGACGAGTGAAACCAGACGAACATTTTCAACAGCCGGATAAGCAATCGGCTCCGAGTTGTCACCGAATATGCGTTTTGGGGATGGCTGGACTGTTGCCTGCCCGCCGCTGACGGAAACAATCGTTGCCTCAAGTGAAAAAAGCGCTGAATTAAGCGCCTGCTCGACAATGGCCTGAATCTGGCTACCAGCTCTCATGCAATGACTCCCTCCCATGACGATGACCACGCCTGACGGTCTCGGGTACTAAAGCGATGGGAAATCTTCTTCACAATAACCATCCAGCCTTCGCCCATTGATGGAGACGAAAGCTCAACCTGCTCACCAATCTCAACCCCGCCATAAAGCAATGATTCCCACGTAACAGCCTCAATAACCCCCATCTGGCGGCGAGCACCTTTTGAGTAGTCAACTTGTGAGCCCTTCGGGGGCCAGACGTAGGTAGTTATGCTTTTGTCGTGCTTCTTCTGGATCTGCTCTTTTTCGGAAGGGTTCTTTTTCTTCGTGCGTTTCGGGGAATGAATCTTCAGAAGCGGCGCACCAAGCAGGCCCGTTTCAGGGGAAAAAACAGCAGCGCCAGTAAGAATTGAATCACCGGCAGTGACGACAATTGACTGATACTGAAGCGACCAGTTAGCATTAACTGGCTTGCAAAGGCTGGTCAGCACATCACGGGACAATGCCGCAGCGCTGACGCTTTTAGCCAGGGTGAGAGATGACGCTGATTTAGAGAACTGACAACCCAGCCCCATATCGGACGCTACCTGTAAAACAGCATCTTTAAGGCTCTGGCCTTTGCGAAACGTGCGCGATGTGACGCTGGCCCGAAATGGAATCAGCGCCTCATAGATTTTCATTTTCAGGCCGTATACCTCGTTGGGCTTGATGGTCACGGCGCTGATAAGTTCGCCCTGAAACAGGGTGAACATTCCTTCATCTATATAGCCAGCAGCAACACTGACGGTTGACCCAGCCTGAGCTATAGCGTTCTGCGTCTGTGGTGTTAAACCCCATAACGTTAAATCAGCCTCGTTTGGCTCTTTTTCATCGTCACGCACAGACGAGAAATCAACGTCCACATCAGTAATGTGGATCGTCTCACCATCTGTGCAGTTAACGGTTATTTCGAACTGGCGCCCGTAAGCCATGAAGTTCACCTCCTTTATATAGAGGTGATTTAAAGGCAATGGCTGGACTAATTACAGAAACGGTTTCAGCGGTAATGCTTGTCAATATTGTGCACAAAGCTAAATCTGTGGATAAGCAACGTTAAACTACCAACCTGCACGATTTATGTTAGTGGTCAATATCGCCCCTATCCCGCTTCAGCACTCACTTTCAATGTGTATAACATTTAACGTGCCAACATGAATGTTTGATATTTGTTGCTTTTGTTATGCTCAGTTTTAACGCAATGAATATGTAACAGAGCGAACATAATTGAACGGTCAAATATTTAACCGTTATCAAACATCAGTGAAAAGTGATAGGTTCCCGCAATCGCTGGTGGAAACAAGCCTGAGCGCGGTTTTATATTTTTCCCTCCCCCACATGCTTATGCTTTCCCTCTTCCTGCCTGCTAATAACAAACACATGTCAATACGTTAAAATATCTGGTCAGATGAGATTGCAGAAACATTTCCGGCAAATAAAGCAATAAATCTCATCTAAAACAACGTAGCTTATTGATTCACATAGCCATAACGGATGCGGCAAATGCTCGGCTTTGTTTCCAGTTGAAACATTTTTAAATAAAATGGCAGTAATTGTCCTCTTTTGGGCCTTTTCCACATACTTTTCCTGAATGTCCAACCTTATATATCCGTTTGCCTCACTGCCATAACACAATGATTTGATTAATGAATTAATCGCTTAAATTTTTTTAAATTTCCAGAATGCAAAATCGCAAGGTATTGACGCCAAAAACCTAGCTACTTTTGAATGAAAAACAATCAAAACCATATAACACATTGAATTTTAATCATTAAATATATTTTTGGTTATTTTTCTTAAAATGAGATCTTTATCATTTACAGATTCATCATTTCATGATGCACGCAAAACTATCCACATAACATTTATTTAACATTGTTGCTACCTGATTTAACATGCTTTGTGTTGTGATTTTGTTAATGGCACTTTAACCTTTCACTTACATTTCTTAGCTGCAATTTTCAGGCATAAAAAACCCGGCAGATGCCGGGCTCGTTTTTGTGGTTTACTGTCAGACCATGCTACTGAATGCCGCCTCCACTTCTGACGGGCTAAGTGTCGCAATATCCTGATAAAGAGAAATCGCCTCCTGTGTTGTTTGCCGCCCTCCCATCAAAATCTTATCACCACTGCGGTTAATCATTTCTATCCGATAAATATCTGGCTTCGCTTTTAAATTAGTGCGTAGTTGAAGCAATTTAAACAGACAATCTCTCGGATACTTCTTTTGATACATAATATCATTATCTTTAATCGCTGTTTTTTCCATTCCCTACCCTTTAACCTGTAAATATTCTTCAATCGAATTGTTTAAAACTCGCCTCATTGCCGCAAACGGTGGAGATTGTAAGTAAACGCTCGGAACGTCCTTCACCGCGTGATTTAATATCAATTCTGTTGCAAGATAATCCTCACCACGCACGGCGGCGGAAGTTCTGAATAATTTTCTTAAATCATGGCAGCGCCATTTAATCCCGGCGCGGGAAATCGTCGTTACAAGCGTGTTGTACTTTATTTCTGACTCACCTATCACGCTTAGCCACTCCTCGATTAAAGGAATGTATTTAATTGGCAAAGGTAAAAGTAAATCGGAGTGAGTTTTAGTCTCCCGGTCAGGAACAAACAACTTCCCACCTGAAAGAATTGATGATGTAGACAGTGAAAGCGTTTCTGTCGCCCTCATCCCAAAACACAGCATCATACGGGCTGCGGCACTGTATGGATCCCGTAAAGACTCAATATCGCGCACTACCGTAGAATACTCGTCAACACTTACACGGGCTGGCCTGCTCAATGCCCTGTGACGCTTTATCCGCTTGCCTATAGCTCTTGCCGCTGTACGCATGGCATCAAGCATCCTGCCCAGAGAGCCCGGCGCGGCTGGTTTGAATTTAATATCAGCATGAATCACCCAGGCTACAACAGCCGCAACGCAATCGATGCGCTGGCGAACCGTAGACGCCGCCAGCCCCTTATCAATGCAACGGTCAGCGTATCTTACCCACGTATCAGGTACGCTTGCAGCGCGTACCCCAAGAGATAAAACAGGCTCCAGCATACGGACGGCGTGACGCTCGTTAATAATTGTTTTCTCACGCAAACTGACCGCCTGAGCGCGGCGGTCAACCATTATCAGTAAATCGCTGAGCATCCTTACCCCCTGACAGCCAGCGCTGTACGGATGGCATTTGCAACAGCGGCATAAAATGCAGAATCTTCATACTCCTGCTGTCCGGCCCACTCAAATATGACGGCGGTAAACTTCATATTGCTGATGACGGTCGATGTAGCATCGCTGCGGGTATAAAGCGAAACCCAAACCCCCGGCTTCACAACCTTACTCTTTACTACTCCCAGCGCCGGAATCACGCCCCTGATGGCTGAAGCATGACGTTTAGCGGTATCTTTGTTCACTCCCTCCCGCTCGCTACGTTCTGCCACCAGCCTTAACCCTTCTTCTATAAGGTCACGCGACAAACGGCGTTCGCTTCTTTTGGTCTTAATTTTGTCCATTTGAATCACCTTTTATTATCATCCAGGCTGTTGCGTTAGGACTTAAACGCACCTCAGTAACTAAACCACGTGAGGCCATATTTTTTAACTTTTGGCGAACGTCATACTGAATAATTACCTTGTCAGGATGTGCGCGGCATACAGCCTCACGTATGAAGCTAGTATGCATTTTCTGGTTTTTTAACTCAGGGCTAGACCATCTCTGGAAAGCCTCGATAATGTCTTTATCGGTAATGATGTAACGGCGCAT